TTTCCCCAATTCTGTAGTTATATTTTCACGCCAATCTTCATTTTTATCACTAAATTCAACTGGACCCGCTAAATAACAATATAATTTCATAAAAATCCTCCTTCTTTATTATTTTAATACATCAAAGATAATATAACAGGAGAAAGATTTATGGCTATATATAATTTCAACAGTAAAAAAGAATTATTTTCTACCGTTGATAAAATACCAGACCCAAGAACGGATGAACAAAAAGAAAATTCTCCTATATCTTTATATAATCATGATATACCAGATATAGCATTAGAAGAACGAAGAGTACAAGAATTAATAGAAATATCTGGAGTTCCAATTATCGCTTATAAATATAAAGTGATAGAACATGTTAAAGATAGCGTACAAGATTTGTGGAATGAAGAACAAACAAAAATATATGACTCCGGGACGTGGGTTAAAGGTATTGTAAAAATGGATCTATTTCAACAATATCTTACAAAATTCGGGATAGATACTCCATTAAAGTTGAATGTAAATTTTTCTAGAACCAGATTATTAGATATATTTGGGGAAGAATTAATACGCGTTGGAGATGTATTAAGAATCCCATTAAACATACCAGGAAAGAAATTTCCGCATTATTTCCTGGTCACTGAAGCTCATTCATCATCTAATTTCAGATTTAGGTGGCTTTATTGGACCTGTCAAACTGTTTTATTGGTTAATGATGATGAAGTTCGTCCATTTATTGAGATAGATAAAAACATGCACTGGCTATAATGTATTTGAAAAAATATGAAAAAGCCAACTCCAGAACAAATTTTAGGATGGTTAGAGTCTCATAATATCGAGTACAAAGTACGCGGTGATGAAGTATATTTGGCAAACCCGTTCTATCATAATGATAAATTTAAATTATGCATATCATTATCTAAAGCAGTTACACATGATTGGAGAACATCTGAATATGATATGACATTTGTAAAATTTGTAATGAAATATAGCAATTTAAATTGGTCTCAGGCTTGGAAAAATATCACAGGATCTAATTATATTTATCACAAAATTAATCAAGAAAATAAAATACAAATAGATATAGAATTACCTGATGGATCATATCCTATATCTAACGATAAAATACCACAAATGAGATCACTAGTTATAAATTATATGAAAAAGAGAGCTATAAATTATGATGTATTAATAGATTATAATATTTATTACAATATAGAACCTATTGTAATATTCCCATATATGGAGTGGGATCGAATTGTTTATTGGCAATCTAGATCAGTAATCGATAAAATATTCGATTTTGCAAAAGGAACTTCCAAGAGCGAATATTTATTTGGTTTTGATAATTGTGACATCAAAGATACAATAATAATTGTGGAATCAGCAATTAATGTTATGAGTATCGGTAGAAATGCTTTAGCGGTATCTGGATCATCAATTAGTGATACACAGGTTTCTAAATTGAAATTGTTAGATCCTATAAAAATAATATTGGCTCCTGATAATGATAAAGCTGGTAGAAATTTTATCATGAAATCATTTTTCAAATTAAAAAAGCAATTTGATATATCTATATTATATTATATTCTACCGCCTGATCAAAGAGATTGGAATGATATGCTGGTAGATGGCGTAAATGTACAAAAGTACATATTAAATAATTACCAAAAATTAAATTTACTTGACTTAATGAGGTTATAAAATGCAAAAAACACATTTTAAAAATGGAGTAAAAATTTGGGTTTTTTATAATGATGAAGATAAATATAAAATGACTTTAGCTAAACAAATAGCTAACAATATAGAATGGTATAAAACTAAAGAACAAGCAATAGCGGTTCTTAAATATATTAACAAAGGTCAATTGATAAAACGCCGAGCTAGAAAGCCATTAAAAAAATGGAGCATATTAATTCAAAATTAACCTAAAAGCGAGTTTGTTATGCCCGGATTTAATATGGGATCCAATATAAATGGTAATACATATCCATCTAGAATAGAACCAAAATTTAAGCACCGGTGGACATTTTCATTTGATGGAATGAATACAGAACTATTGTTAGAAAAATGTAGAAGACCATCTGTAAAATGGAATGAAAAATCATTAAGATATGGACATGAAACTGTTTATTTCTCTACTGATGTTGTATGGGAACCATTAAATATCACTATATATGATACGGAAAGTATTAATGCAGCATTAGAGTTAATCAAATTCAGGCACTCATCATCTGACATTCAATCAGAAAACACATTAATAACCAATCATAAAATTTTTACACACGGATACAAAGATATAGCTCATGTTAAAATGCTTAATGCCAAGGGTAATCCAATAGAAGAATGGACGTTATATGGTGCTTGGATACAATCAATTAATTTTGGTGAATTATCTTATATAGCTTCTGATATACAAAAAATAGATATAGTTGTAAGATTTGATAGGGCTGAATATTACGGATAAAAAGTAAATATATTAATTTATAAGGTGAAATATGCCATCATTTGGAATGAATAATACTATAGATTTTTTAAAAAAATATAGATGGGATATCCAATTGATAACTCCGCATACAGATATAAGTATTGAATATATGTATGTAAAATCAGTATCATTTCCCTCTATAACTATCGGATTAGAAGATGCAAAAGGAGCTTCTTTAACATATCATTTTGCTAAAGAAGCTAAATTCTCTGATGTCGATATTGTGTTTTATGAAACAGTTAATACATATGAACAATTATTAAGATGGCAAAATAATGTGTATGATTTTGATAAAGGAGTTATTAATGTAGCACAACAATATATGGGGAAAGTTATAATTATGCAATTGAATAATGATTTAAGTTCAATTTATAAAATTATTTTGCATAATGCTTTCCCAATTGCTTTAAAATCAGATGCTTTAGATTATGCAACAGATGGTGTAAAATTGATAACTATGACAATTAGTTATTCTCACTATACATACGAATAAGTATATAATATAAATTCGGAAAGGAGCTATAAATGAATTATGTTGATTCTCATATTCTCGAACAAGTGTGGGGTGATTGGAATAGGTATAAACGTAAGAAAGATTACGAAGAATTATGTATGATGATATATAAAATTTGTGATGGTGTATCTAAAAAATTCTATCCTAGAGATAAAGAAGAGCATGAGGAATTAACAAATCAAGCGTTCTATATGGTATTAAATAAAATGAATAGGGGTGTATTAAAATATACTCCTGGGAAAGCTTCAGTGTTTAATTTATTAACCACAGCTATATATAATCTTTTATATTCATATAAAACTAAACAACGGAATGAAGTAAATAGAATAAAGAAATACGCATTTAAACGTTACAATATTAAAATTGGAGAATAAAAATGCCAGCCAAAAAGAAACAACCTAAACAAACAGAATTTGTAGAAGAAGATGAAGAAGAACAACCAAAAGAATCTGTATTAGATAAGATTTTATCTATGTCAGAGGAGGAAATAAATCCTTGGGAAGAAGTAGAGTTACCTAGTGGTGGGAAATTTTATGATAGCGAATTAATGCAAACCGGAGTTGTAAAAGTTAGAGCTATGAATCTGGCGATCGAAAAGGCTTTGGCTAATCAACGCCTAGCTAAAAGTGGCCAGGCCCTCGATATCATGTTGAGAAAATGTGTACAATTACCAGATCCAGAATTTGAACATCTTGATTTATTGATCGGCGATCGATATTATTTGATGTTTTTAATTCGTGGTATTACATTTGGTAATGAATATGATTTTACATTAAAATGCCCCAGTTGTGGTATGGAGGGTATGTATAAATATGATCTTAATGATTTATTTAATACAATAAAAAAAGTAGATTCAGATAAAGATTATGAATATCCTATTAAAGTAAGACTTCCTTATTTATCAGATCTCCTAAAAACCGATATTTATATTGGTCTGCGTTATCCTACTGGAAGAGATTTAGACAATATTTTCCAATCTAAATTCGGAAAACGGGCAAAACCAAGAAGAAGATTCGAGCCAACAGCTGATGGAATACAAACAGATTCAAATGATGATATTAGTAATATTCTCAAAAAATGTATTGTTGATGTTAATGGAGATACTAATCCAATAAAATTAGCACAATTTATTGATAAATTACATGCCAAAGATCTAGCTGTAATCAACGAAGCCATTACTGAA